CCTTCTGCGTTCGAGGTCGATTGAACCTGAACAGTCTCACCAGTCGTTGCACTACCATTCGCCGTATCCATACCACCGATCAACGCCACAGACGAGTCCTCACCGAGAGCGACAGAAACAGTCCCGCCACTCAGAACGGTGATTTGGTCCGATGGAATTGCGGTGGTTCCGTAAACACTTGTTGCCATAGTTATAGTAAGTTGGAGCGATGGTCAGTCAGCAAACTGTAGTCTATACAGTACGCTGTATAGTTGCGTTAAATTTACAACGTAATGTACTCGTTATCTTCAATTTGCTGGTTGACCTGCTCGATGTTCTCTTCACTACGTGAGTAGTTGCGATAAAAGTCTATAAAAACGTCTACTGAATCGCCACGAATCGGCTGTTCAATATCAGTCGCATCGTTTCTGGTAGTCACCTCGACACGCACGTCGGTGCAATCCGAGTGGATTTCGCTGTCAGTCCGCAAGGGTGTGTCGAACTTGCCGAAAGCACTTCTGATGGCCTCGTAAATTGGTTCCTTGACGATCTCGTCGGATGCCTCAACGAAAATGGTAAACTCGGCAGTCTCGTAGTCTTTCCACACCTCTTTAATGACAGTACCATTACTGTCTCGAACAACTTGGTCTGGTGCTTGCCCAACTCCGTTGTGTGTAAACGGTGTATATGTATCCACAAAGACGACTTTTGGCAACGATTCTTCTTCGTCAGGGCTTGTTAGGCGTATGTCAGTGGTATCAAGTGTCACAGTTTTTTCACTTCCATCTCCATAGGTAACAGTAAAACTGTTTTCACACTGTGATACCAGTTCCTCGTACAGAGCGCCCTTAATATCTCCTCGTGTAGCCATCTTATGTAAATATCCTGTTAAGTTTTATTCTAAACGTTGAACGTGCGTTTCTACGTAGCGTTGGCAGTCCTCTCTGTACTGCTGGTCTAAAGAACGGTTGTGCCTTCGTACCCTTCTCGTCAATATTTTTAGCTACTTCTACAGCAAAGGCACGCAAGTCTATTTGAATCTGTAGTGAGGGTTTTACGCGTGCCCATTCCATTAGTGACGCAATCAACTGCGGTGAAAAGTCAGCAGCTTTGTATGGCGTCACAGCACTGGGTACAGGCCACGTTGATGTTCCGAAGTAGGTGCCTGTGCCATACTCAACATACTTCGCATACGGAGCATCATTGCCGATTTCTATTTTACTGCCATAGGAAATCTTGTAGAACGATTGAAGAAGTTGCCCACTCGCTACAGCGTCGTCCATCATCAAGTATCGTTTGGCACGTCGAATGATGCTGTCAAGATCATCGGAAACAGAATCCTCAACTGCATCAGGCACCTGTCTCTGTGCCTTCCGTAACTTCCTCTGAACGTCAGTGAACCCTCGTGTCATCGGTCGTTTGAGACGCGTTGAAGCGCATAATACTCGTAGACCGTCTCACCATACTGTTGATAGAGGTCAGTTTCCTCTACTTCGAGTAGTCCATTGGGATGTTCAATCACGTCACTCCGAATCACGTCCGTGTCAGGCAGTGAAATGGCGAACATATCGCCCTGAATCCGCTCACCGAACTGGGTTGGCACATTAACCTCATTCGGGTCAAACACGTAGAGTGTCCGTGACAGTTCGCTGTCAGAGTGAACCGTCTCGCCGTACTTCGATTTTGCTTGTTCGTCAACATCGCGCTGGACAGTATACTCAGAACTATTGAGATGAATCAACTTCTGCATTTCATCCGTAGGCAGTGGAAGACGCATTAGTATGAAGTAGACTGATTAGTGATGATAATCGTGCCCATCGGTAATGTACTGCTCTCCAATGTAGCCAGACGTGTTCCGCATTGAACGGGAGTCAGACGTATCCACGTTGCTATTGGAAATACCTGTTGCAGCGTCGTCAGCCCACATCTGTATCTGTTGTGACGTTTCTGGATCGGCGTCACGAACAGTCACTTCTTGGTCGCCAAGTTCGTAGCCGTCGATATTAGCGTTCTCTACCTGTGCCTTTGCACGCATCTTCGTGTAGGCAAGTAGTGCGAACCCAAGCCCCGTGTCACTGTACCATGCTTCTGAATTGGTTTCGAGATAGACCTTCTGTTTAGCCGACTGAATAATTCCATCAAGGTCGCTCTCAGGCAACTCAAAGTCAAGGTCGTCATAGCCAGTCTCCTGACGCACACGCGTCTTCAACTCGCTGTCTGACGTAATATCATACGGTGCCATCACATAAAACTGTAATGGTCAAAACGTCTGATAACAACAGCAGTAAAATAGAAACCACAAACTTCAGAAGACCAACGCGTTGACAATAGCAGCAGCCAGACCACTTCCGATCAACACGGCAAGAATCTTCAAAGCCCCAACTGCCTGCAATCGCCAATTTTCATTTCGTGAAATACGTCTATCAAACTGGTCGTGAACGTCTTCGTGTTCGTCTAATCGTTCGTGTGCATTCTCTGCAACACGTTCGATACGATTGTTACTCAAGATAACTAATACTCTATAATTTATCTATTAGACAGATATAGCCTGTCTAATATAACTAATGTGTGTGAGTTATCTAAACCAGTATATTAGCCGATTTAGATAAATATCAAAGAATTAGTTATCTTAGTCGAAGAGGGCAGAGACGTTCTCAAGCTTCACGGCGTCAACCGCAACGCCATCAGCCTTGAAGGACTGTCCTTGGACCACGCCAGCACGCCACTTGTACTCCCACCGCTCTCGGAAGCCCTCTTTGGGCAGCGGACCACGGGTGTCAGGCGTCGACTGCTCGTACAGTTCGTAGAAATCCCCATCGTGCTGCGGAATGAGGTACATCACGTCGTCGTCGCCAGTGTAGTCCCCAATGTCGTCAACGGGACTGTCGTAGCCACCGTTCTGACGAGCGGGCATCGTAATATCGAACTGAAGCCCCTCGTCCATGTCGTTGGGACCACGAAGACCGATGGTCTGTGGCACAAGGACTCGGCGTCCAACGCCAATGTCGTCGCTGTTCATATCCGCTTGCATCATCTCCCACTGGCTTTCGACAGTAGCCCCGTCGAAGGTACCAAGCTGGTTCCAGTAGGCCCACACGGGATGCTTGGCAACAGCAAGGTCCCACGTAGTAGTCACGTATTCGCCAGTAATTCGCTGATAGGCCTCCTGCGCAACAATGTTGGCGGGAACGCCCTGAAGATCACCAGCAGACGGGTCGAACGAGGAACAGTCAATAACGTTCTCCGAAACGATGTTGGCGTCAAGCCACTCGAACACACCGTTGAAGACCGTGTTACCAGCCTCGTCTTCAAGCCCAAGGAGGAAGGAAAGATCGGCCTGAATGTCGAACAGTTCCATGATGCCGTCACGGGCATCCATCAGCCAACTGTTATCGACTTCAGTGTCCTCCTGCTCGACAGTAAACCCGTTCGTGTAGCGGGGAATCTGTTGGGTCCCACCGACTTCACGAACCAGTTCGATGTTCCCGAAGGACTCACCTTCGACGGTGGGACCACGGGGCATATCACTGTCAGGATGAACGTAACTGACGTTACCCTGCTCAATATACTTCTGCGACGGGTCGATAGCTTCAACGGGAGCAAACTCGCGTCGAATACCCTCACGGTCGAAGCCCTCACGCTCGAACATGAGGTCTTCATCGGGCTTGACAAGAGCCTGCTGCTCCTTCGTAAGCACAGAACTAACCATTTATATTTCTCCTATGTGTTATGTAATGTAATAGTGTATTTAACTAACCTTATGAGTCATAGACTCATTTCGATAGGTGCTAACAAACATCGTTAGGCACCGACCTCAACTCGAACAATGTCGTCGTAGTCGTCGCCTTCACCCTCTTTGGGCTTGTAGGCACGTCCGATAGCGACGAAATTGTTGTTCGACTCGTTGAAGGTCGTTGCACCGTTATTGTAGCCCTCTTCGACAATGCGACCAGCATCGTCAGGGGCGTCACCAACAGACGTGTCAACAAACCCAACAACGTCTTGGTCAGTGACGTTCGGAGCCGTCGAGGTGCCTGCGTCGGTGATGGTACGGACCTTGATAAGGTCGTCGTCAGCCCCACCACCATACGGAACGAGGTGAGGGCCATCAGTGGTCAGCCCACCATAGCGATCACCCGAGGTATCCACTTCATACGTGAAGTCAGTCGGGTCATCAATCTCGTCAGCAATGTACTCGGCACGTCGCGGGGAGGCCGCTACACCGTCAAAACGGTCGTGGGTAGCGGCATCCGCCAGCGACACAGTACCATCGCCTTCGGCAACCACGAGGGTGCCAACCTTAATACGCTCGCCTGCGTTATACGACTGAAGCGGTCGATCAGAACTTTCGATATAGAATCCCATTGTTACTATATTCCTCTGTAATTACCACGGGGTTTTCCGCTTGGGACGCGAAGCCGACTGGGACTGCCCACCATCGGGGTTTGCAGTCGTCGTCTCAGTGTTCTCAGTATCAACGAAATCTTCAACGAGATTCCGCCGATCCGAAAGCGTTTCAACGTCAGCCTCTTCAACAAGCTCGTCAAGGTCGTCCCAACGGTCCTCAGCAGCGTCGTAATGCTCTCGAATGTACTCGGCGTGTTCCTCAGCCTCCTCTCGGTCAAGGGCCGTCACACGCTCTTCAAGCTCACCAAGCTTGTCTTCTTTCATCTCGATGGCGTCGACTGCCGAGTCAAGCGACTCAACATCGAGCGCATCGAGGAGGCTGTCCACGTCCTCAGACAGTTCGTCATACTGTTCAGCTTTGTCAACTGCCTCAGAAACACCCTCGTGTTCGTCGGCAAGGTAATCAATGGACATATCAGCGGCGTCGATAGACACGTCGCCACCACAGTCCGTACAAGAGTCACTCATGTTTGAATCGGTAGTGTCAGTTTCATCTGATTCAGGCACGTCGCAGTCCAACTCCCTCGCACAGTCCTGAATACGATTTTCGAGGGTAGATACCTCGATAGAAATATCACCATGTGACCGAAGTTTCCACGCGTCTGAAACGTCTGCACACGAGTTTATCGGATACTTCGGTTCGTCGTCAGGATTTTCGTCGGGAGCAACGGCGTAGTACGTGCCATCCTCGTCTTCATAATCATAGGTAATGTCTATACCTCTTATAAATCCAGCAATCTCGTAGTCCTCGTCCATTGCACTGTC